TTGACCTGCACGCTCGTGATCGTCAGGTTGGACGACGCGAACGTGAACGTCATTCCCTGTGCGGAAACACCAGCCATCGTGAGCCTCCTTGCTCCGTAGTGTTATCCGGTCGCCTCTTGCCACCGGATCTGATACAGCTGTCGAACCTCGTAGGCGGGGGGCAACTGAGCGCCGGCTACCGTCGGGTCGAGGTAATCGTCCGTCTCGGACACCAGCCTCATATCCTCAATTGTACAGCCGGCGAGGGTGCCTGTGTGACCATCCAACGCCAGACGGACGCTATCGGCGAGCGTGCGGGCCGTGTCATAGTGCAACGCCCAGGCGGCGATCTGGAGGCCCACCAGGGGCATGAACATCGGGCCCGACAGATGCGACTCTCGGGAGATGTTCGACCGCTTGTAAATCAGGAACGGCAGCGTCGCCATGCTCTTCGACGGCACGGCCATCGCGTAGACCTGAAACCCGATCAGCCGGGCCACGCTGGGCGTGGTCGTCAGACGCAAAACAACGTGCTTTTCAGGGCTGATGAGCATCAGGTGAACTTGTTGAGTTCCCGCTGGATCGCGATGAATAGGCCCGTCTGAACGTCCCGGTAGGTGGCGTTGATCGTCTCCTCCATGACGTGGAAGGCCGGCATCGCGCCGTAGGTCTCGCCCGGCCCGATCGTGAAGGGCCGCGTGCCCCCCTGGCCGTCCGGCATGAAGTCGTGGCTGTACCCCTTGCCGGCCTTCGCCTGGCGGGTGCGCTCATTGATCGAGCCCATGAGGAAGTAGTACCCGCGGCCCCGGCGAGCCTCGAATTCGGCATCGTTCATCGTGCCGGATCGCGTGAAACGCTTGTTGATCGACTGGTGCGTGTTGATGTACGTCCGGCGGCCCTGCGTCCCCGGCCGGCGGGGTCCACTACCAAATTCAACGAGCCAGCTGTGATTCCCCGAGCCCGTCGTATCGTCGGCGGCGCTGTTGCCGGTAGACTGCGGGCCCGTGATCGCCACGGCCACCGAGCCGTTTTCGTAGCTCTTTGTTTCCGTGCGAACACTCTTGGCGAGGTTGCCAGTACCGCCGGCACTGGCGGACACGAGAGGCCGCTTCACTCGCTCGCGATACTCCTGAGCGATCGGCTTAGAGGCCGCCTTGACGGCATCCTGAAGAGCCTTGTCGCCAAAGGCGCCGGCCACTTGGAGCAAGCGAGTCGCAAGGTCTCGCGCCCCAGCCGTCTGAATTCTGACGAACCCCTTGGTCCGGTCCAGAGCGCTCTCTCCCCCGATGATCCGAGGGGCCGGGTTGCTGCGGGTGATTGCCATCACTGCACCTCACGCACCAGAAGTTCATGCCGAGTGCGATTTTCACGCTCAGTCACGCTCGCCACCTCCATCGTCCTTCCCCGCCAGACGATCCGGTACTCGTGCGTCAGGCCCTCGTAATACCGAAGAACTACACGGTGGGTCGCGATGACGTTCGCCTGCTGCGCCTGGAGGAGATCGCGCGTCGTCAGCCCCTGGATGCTGCCCCAGACCGTCGCGACATCACTCCACTCCAGCTTCACCTCCCCCATCCGGTTCCGGGTCTCGGCCGGAGCCTGCAACGTAATACGCTCACTGAGCATGCCGGCGTGAATCATGTGCCGAGCACCATCACGCTGTATGTCGACTGTGCCGTTGCTGAAACGACAATCGTCGAGGCGGAGGTCGTAGCTGACCCCGACGGCTCGCTCACGCTCACGCGGTCGCCGGCCGCCCGCAGCGTCACGTCAAAGATTCCGGTGCCCGTCGCCACCGCCCGGCCCCCGGCCGAGAGGGCCACGCGAACACACGAGGAGAACCCGGTCGGAGTGATCGTCACCGCCGTGGTCCCGACCGTGCCAGAGAACATGGCCGCCTTGCCGGCGTACTCCGTCGAATCGACCAGACTGCCGACGGCCAGAGTGGTCACGTTCGACGCCAGCGTCGTGTCGTGGTAAACCGCCTCGACCGAAACTCTCGCTTCTACGCTCATCGGTACGCCCCCCAGCCAGCTGCGGCAATCAGTGTGTCGAATGTCGCCGGGATGTTTGCGTTCTGCGCGGTGGAGCCCACCGTCACGGGCTCGCGGGTCGCGAACCAGTGGGCCACCAAAAGAAGCATGGCGTGGCGTGCGACCGCCGGAACGGCGGAGGCGGACGGCCCGTAGCCCGCCGTCCAGCGAACCATCACACTGTTCTCGTCGCCCCGCACCGCCGGCCAGACGCCGTTGTAGAGCGGGTAGACACGGCCGGGTGTGGTGCGGTGATCGACCTGAAATGCGCCGCCAGAACTGGTGATCGTGTTCGTGGCGCCGCCCTCGTCGCGGTACTGAATCGTCACCCCAGACGGCTGCATCGGCGGCCGGGGGAGGACGATCTGCCAGATCGGGAATGTGTCGTACCTGGCCTCCCAGACGGTGTCGACGAACGTGGTGTCGAGCCGCTCCTCGCAGTATTCGCGGGCGACCGCAATCGCCGCGGCCAGATACTCGTCGGAGTCGTCTGTATCGACGCGGCAGTGTCGCTTCGCCTCCGCCAGCGTCACAGGCTCCACCGCCGGGTTCTGGTAGCGAACAAGGCTGCGGTAGGGCGTGATCGTCACCGAGGGGCTCCTCGGTGTGACGTAAACGATCGATCCTCCTGTGATCACCCCGGCCTCCGTTTCGGCCTCTCGGCCATCGCCGCTCGCTCCGTCCTCGAGGCGACGGCGGCGGTTTCCAGCGGCGGAGACTTGATCTCTTCCACGAACCCTCGGGCCACGAGGATTTTGGCGAAGCCCGAGTCCCAGTCGAACTCCTGCCCGCGCTTGTATCCCCGAAACGCCCTGACGATGCGAATCTTCATCCCACCTGCCCCCAGGCGTTTTCTGGTGCCTTGCGTCCGCCGTTCCAGAACTCCGTCGTGTGCTGCTGAATCTTCCCGTCAGCCACCGCCCGGCTGGGCCAGGTGATCATCAATTCGCAGTGTCCGACGCTGACGTGCGTCGCGATGCCGAGCTTGCCGCCGGCCTCCTTGAGCTTGTGCCAGAACGCGATGTCCTCATCGACGTGTCCGCCATCAAACCCGCCACTGGCATTGGCCGAGGCCATGAACCAGGGCTTCTCCATCTTCTTGATGATGGACGTGCGGATGAAGGTCAGGCCGAAGTGCGCCGTATCGACCGGCTGCACCACCTTTCCGAAGAAATCGGAGTCTACGGTCGTCTTCTCGTCGGCCGTGTGGCCGGGGAGAGCGAACATGACGGCGTTCGTCTCCCGCTTCGTCTGGAGCGGGGCGATGGCGTCATAGCCGGAGTGCATCAGTAGGGCCAGAAGAGCCTCTACCGTCCGACTATTGAAGACAGTGTCGTAATCGATCGTCAGCACCACGTCGTGGTCATTGACGACCTGCTCCATGCACCGCTGAAGGCATTGCCCCCAGAATGCCCCGGTGTACTTCATCGGCGCGATGCCCAAGGGGGCCAAGGCCGACGAGACGCAGAAGAAATTGTCGGTGAAGCCGAGGCGTGGCACGCTCATAAGAGCGGCAACCTTCACGTCGGCCTCACAGTTGCCTACACGCACCAGCACGCTCTGCTCCTTTGTAGGAGCGGGCGCGCCTCCGTGCGCCTTTGTCGGCCATCCTGGCCGTCCCGCTGCGTTCGGGAATCAGCCCTTGACCAAACCGATGACACCGGCCTGCGTCGCGCTCGACGGGAACACCTCGCCGCGGCTCAGGTGGGCCACGATACCGACGGTGGCCGACACGCCGGGCGTGTAGGTCACCTTCAGGTATCGCTTCTTCGCCTTGCAGTCCACGTCCATCTTGAGGATGTTCGTGGTGACCGTGCTGGAGGAAGCGGCCGGGATTGAGAAGCCGCCGGCGCCACCGCCGACCAGTGCGGTGACGTTGCCGTAGGACGAGTTGTTGTCCGACTCCTCGACCTTCACGACGTTGGCGAAGTTCGTGTCCGCATTCGCGGCACGAAGCACCGAAATCGATGCGTGATCGTAGCCCAGCGTGTCGATCGTCAGGGTCGCTGAAGCGGTTGCGCCGACGACGGCGGTGGGCAGTTCGGCAACGACCTTCGTGTTCTCAAGGTGAAGCATTTGGGCTGGAACTCCTATCAAGAGGCGGCCGTCTTGAGGGCGACCACAGGGCCGACCTCCGACGTGCTGCCAAGCGAGTGGTGGTTGATGTCGAACCGCATGGTGCCTTGCAGAAGCAGCTGATCCGTCGTGGCGTAGACCTGATCGAACAGCCGCACCGAGAAGTCGCGCCGTCGGGCGTAGATGCTGGAGAGGCCGAGGTTGCCGAAGAGCACCTTGACCTTGCTCACGTCCGAGCCGAGGGTGCTGTTCATCACATGCACCAGGCTCACCGGATAGCCGAGGAAGGTTTCGCTCCCGCCGGCCGCCAGGTCGTTGCCGGTGTTGCCGCCAGCCGCGTACTTGAGGCGGGCGATGCTCGCAGCGAAGCCAGCAGGGCTCACGAACCACCGGGCCCCCTGGCGTGCGTAGATCGGCAGCTTGCCGATGACGCCCAAGAAGTCGTCGAGATCCAGCGTCTCGAAGGATACGTTGCCGCTGGCAGCGCCCACGACGCTCGCAGTGTGCTCGCCGTTGTTGATCTTGTTGACGATGCCCCGGATGCCGCCGTAGTCGGAGGTTCCGTCGCCGACCCACCCGCACAGGTCGATCTTGTAGGCCAGGCTGGTCGCGAACTCGGTCGTGACCTGATCGGCCATCGACACCAGAGCGTCCTCGACCACCTCGCTCGACATCCGGCAGGAAACCGCCAGCTTCTTGGCGACGAGCGACACGTTGCCGTAGGTCGGCTCGCTCTCGGTGATCGCCGAGCCTTCGCCGATGAAGTACGCGCTGGTGCCGGTGAGCCGCTTGGGCACCACCATCGTGTCGCGGGTCATCGTCATGGACTCCACGCCGGAGGCGGGGAACGTCCCGAAGGTTTCGACCAGCCTGATCACGCGGGCGCTGAACTCCTCTGGCACGAGGGCTCCGCCGGCGGAGTTAGACCCCTCGTTCAGGGCGCGAGCCTCAACGCCGTGGTCCCGGCACCACCGAAGGTCGTCCGCGTTTCGGAACACCGTGCCACGAATCCACCGCCCGACCCGATAGGCACTCTCGACGGAGTCAGGGCCGTCGTTGAAGGCCCGCAGGGTCGTGTGGTGCGGCAGCACATGCCGGATTTCGGTCCTGGCCGGCGCCTCGGCCACCGGGGCCGGCTCCGGGGCGGGGGCGGCCTTCTCGACCACGGCCCGCAGTTCGGCCTCCTTCGCAGCCAGCCGGCCCTCGAACTCCAGGTCAGACCTGACCGTGTCGGCCTCGTCGGAGAGCCGGCGAAGCTCGGCGGTCTGATCCTCGGAACGCTCCGCCACGTCGGCGAGTTCGTTCATCCGGGCGGCGATGGCCGCGGCACGGTCCTGAAGACGCTTGAGGTTCGACGGCATCTGGCCTGCTCCTGTTGAGCCGGCCAAACGCAAATGCGGCGGCCGGCGGGTGTGGTTCCCGCTAGCGCGCCGCTCCGCGAATCCTCGCGTTGCTCGCACTGCCCCCCGAAGCGTCCGCCTCGGGGCTTTGTGTCTACCAGTATCCTAACAAGTCAGTCACTTGCGGTGCAAGGGAGTCAAGAGCAGCGCCGCCTTCAGGCGAGCCATCTTGGCCTCAAAGTCGGCCGTGCTGGCGCTTACTATGACCTTGATGTTCTGCGCCTCCTCAACGTCCCGCTCCTCGTCGTACTCGGGCAGGTCGCGCTCGCCGTCGAGTTCCTTGACCTTGCGGGCCGACCAGTTTCTGGCCGCGTTTCCGCCCCAGAGGAGCCAGGCCACGAAGCCAGGCTTCTCCTCACCAGGCGTGTCCCAGCCGGGGGACTTGCTCGCGGACTCGTGCCGAGCGAACCAGGCATTCATCTCGCGAATCCAGTCCTCGTTCATCTCCTCCCGCTTCGCGAGTTTGTTTGCTCGAGCCACCGTCTCCGGCTTCAGCCCGTCGCCGCTCTTGCCTTCCTCGTGCAGCCGAAGGCCGCGGCGGGCTGCTGATGCCATGCCGGCCGTCGGCTTCATGCTGACCGCCCGCTCCTCGGCTTCGCCTGCATTTCCCAGCCCGTTCTCGACAACCAACGAGCCCGCCATCTCCATCGCCCGCTTTGAGACGTAGGTCTCAGTCGCCAGATACGCCGGCTGATCGACCGGGCCGGCGTCCCCCAAGAACGAGAAACGCTTGATCCGCCGGACCATTCGGCCCTCGGAATCCTTCGACCACGACTCGTCCGCCCCCTGGACCCGGAAGGCGAAGCTGCTGCCGCGGACATCG